TTTAGGTTTAACATGATCAACATGCAAAGTTATATCGTCACTAGGTCGAGCCCCACAACACTGACAACGGTTCCCGTACTTTTCAAAAGCTTGGTACCGCAATATTTTCCATGCTCTGCTCGAGTAAAATTCCTTTTTTGTTTTCTTGCAAACTATATAAGGCTTTCTATTAATGAGCCCTGCAAAATGTTTTATTTGTGCGTTTGGGTGCATATCACCACGAACAACAAGATTTAGTTTAGCAGCTACACAAATAACTATTTCTAGCATTGAAAATTTATCTTTCGGCAATCCAACAAATGAAGCACATTTTGCTTTTGCGACCTCAATCTTTGTTTTATTTTCTGCCTTTTTAACTTTTAGATTACGTTTTCCTTTATTCAATTTATACTCCCTAGTTACTTAGATCTTAATAGCTAGTTGGTGAATTTAGGTTGTTAAGAGTAAAGAACCCCTTACCCAAAATTAATTAGAAAAGGATCTATTACTCTAATAAGCTTGTCGGAGCCATTCCGTCGCCTAGAGTCCTTATAACTATCAAAGTTGTATAAGGTCGTTATCATTCCACCCTTTGAGGTGTCCAATAGCACTGTAATAACTTTAGAACTCAGATGCGGTATTGCTATATCCATTGTGCCGCTTTAAATAATAATCCAATCGTGATGCGTTAAACATGGCCTGAGTGATAAACACCTGTCACAACATGAGTAACATTAGACGCATAAATTATTATCGAGGTATTTAGTGTGGGGCTTATTCGAGGTAATAAAAAAGGCTTAGTAGGTATCTCTGGTGGTGCGGGTTGTGTTAACCCCAGAAATACTTACTAAACCTTATCCATCATTCGGCACCACACTGAATAACATGTACTATTGTACGCTATTTATCCTTATTTTCAAGTTGTATTACATATTGTATTATATTACCAGTTAATCCCTTTATCATTGCCCTCATAACATTACATTCAATAACTGATTTAGGATCGTAATTAGCATAATCCATTGCTGTGCCTAAATACTTCTTGTAAGCTAAATCTCGCATCTTGTCCATTGATGGCATATCTTCGCCTTTAATATGGCATTCATAGCCGTAAAAAGCATGTACAAGCATATCTGTTAGCTTTTCATCAAGTTCATTTAAATTTAATTCGTTACTCATTCCTTTATCTCCTTTTGTTCAAGTTTAATATTATGTCTATAGGTATCATCCCATTCAATCATTTCTGATTCAGTCATTACCTTATCAGTCCATACTATTAATATCTCACCTTTTACTTTTTTAAACTTACCCCAATAACCTTTTAATTCGTTACTCATTGCTTACTCTCCGTTAATTAAATTGCGTATATAGCCATCAATCATATAACAAGCCCACTGGTAGGTATTCACATTCACTTCATTTAATGAAAAGTCATAATCAGAAGGGTGATATACCAAATATGCAGGTCGCCAAGGCTTTAATCTACTCATTGCTTTCATCCTTTTCCGCTTGCTTAAATAATTCGTTAAGTATGCTTTCAGCTTGTTCTACTAATGAAATTTTATGCAGCTCATGCAATACAGGTACAGCTACAAAGTTAATGCCGTTATTTTTAAAATGCTCAACGACCTCTAAATTCTTTCTCATTTCTACGGGGCTACATCTATTCATTCTGCTTTACTCCTTATTTAGTTAATAGGGTAATAATAATTACTACCCTATAAGATTTGTTACCTAGTATGAACAACCGACTATTGATAACTTACCGGAACCACTCTTTAATACCATAAAAGGCCACTCCCCGGACTTGTTAACGCCGCCGCTTGGGTCTTTAACCTCTAACCATGTGTGAATACTATCCATACCACAAAAAAAGTTATTCGGCTGCGTGTTCTTGCGTGAACTCATCACCGGCATACCAGCCAAACAAGTTGCTTTTAATTCTGCGCCAATTCTTAATGCGTACTCTGCTAATGTTTCCATTTTTACTCTCCGTTGTTGTTAGTCATTAAACAATAGCAAATGAGTTGTTGACTTGTCAATATAATATTTATATATATTTTATGTTGCGTTATATAAATAACTAATATAGAATTGATAACAGTTAAATAACTTAAGGAATAATTATGAAAGCAAAAAAGAAACCGTTACTAGTAGGCTTTATAGAGTTAGAGCGTGATTTTATTAATTTAGCAGCTATGGCAAAAGGTATAACCCAAACAGCATATGTTAGGTCGCTTATTGTTAAGCAGTTAGTAAAAGAAGGTTACGACAAGAAAGTACAGGCATAAAAAAACGCCCCTTAGAGAGAGCGCTTATTAATATACATAATGTGTTACGAGGTAATTATACATGAAAAAGACATTTAGTGTCAAAAATTGGAATGAGTTTCAGCACTATAAAGATAGGAACCCACCGTGGATTAAATTACACAACCATTTACTTGATGATTATGAGTTTGAAAACTTAGGTGATGCGGCCAAAGGTCACTTGCTTTGTATATGGATGCTAGCCAGTAGAACCAAGAACCAAATGCCATTTGATGAAAAATGGATAACAAAAAAGATAGGTGCGTCATCTAAAGTAAACCTTCAAGCCTTAGTTAATGCGGAGTTCCTTACAGTGGAGCATGATGCTAGCACTTCGCTACATAATGAGACGCAACTTGCTACGGTAAGTGTTCCCTCAGTAGAGGAGAGTAGAGGAGAGGCAGAGGAGAGTAGAGGAGATAGACGGTTTATACCGCCGACAGATATTGGTGCTATTTCTTATTTTGAATCTAAAGGTTCAACACGAAAAGAAGCTGAAAAATTCTGGTACTTCTATGACTCTAAAAACTGGATGGTTGGCAAGAATAAAATGAAGAGTTGGAACTCTGCCGCTAATGGTTGGATATCAAGAAACAAATCAGACACCAAAGATATATTACAAGCTTCATCTGATAGTGACTGGCACTTACAAGACCAAGGATTTTAATATGAAAGACTTAAAAAGCTTAGTTGCTAACTTGGGGGGAAAAATTGCGCCCAATAATAGCATTGATTATAAAGGGGAAAGTGTCGTTATTGATGAGTTCGCCAAAAATATTATTAACAAAGTTTTTGACCAACTATCTGTAATATTCCCTGCCTGGAAACATGCTTGGCCTACAGAAAAGGAATTGTCATTAGCTAAAATGGAATGGACTAAGGCATTTAATGAAAACGATATTAAAACACTTGAGCAGATTAAATATGGTTTTGCTAAAGCTCGTAAATCTGAAAGCGATTTCCTACCAAGCTGCGGTAAATTTATAGCATGGTGTAGTCCTACCCCCGAAGATTTAGGTTATCCAAGCGAACAACAAGCCATGAATGAATGTGTTAAGCATCGTAACAGTGCAAAACTATTTGGCTCTAATGCTAGACCGTTTATTGTTGAACTATGTAAACAGCTTGATTGGTGGCTTATTACAACAGCATCAAACCATGCTGAACATAAAAAAGTGGAAAAGCATTTTAAAGATGAATATATGGATTTAATTAATTCAGGATATCAGGAGCCAGTTGAAACCACTCACGTTCGATTAGAGACACGCGAAGTTGTTAGGGAAAGAATGACACCGCAACAGAAAGAAGATGGCAGGAAACGAGGCATTGAGTGCGTTAAAGATATAAAGCGCAAGTTAGCGCTCAAGAAATTAAATAAGGATAACTAATGAAAGAATTAATAAAAAGCCTCAAGGAATTAATCAGCCAGCCAAGAAAAGGCGCTACGGGCTATACAGTTTTAGCAAATAGCGAAAGAGTAACGGCGCATAAGATAAATGTAATTATTAATAAACTTGAAAATAAGGATAACTAATGAATATAAAAGAACAGTAATTTTGAGATAATACTAACTTTTTACGGATGGCGATATTACTGCATTCAAGATTGTTTACCATTTCCTCAAGCTCTTTGATTCTATCCTTATCACTAAAATACTCACTCATATCTGAACTAATCATTACTCCCCCTTAAACGGTTTGATTGCTGTGTATGCGTATTGATCAACATTTCTATTATTCTTAACGGGTATCCTGGACAAGTAACCCAAGCTATATAACTTTCTCGCTGTGTTACCAACGTGTACAACGCTTAACCCTGTAACCCTTGAAACATCATTGTGAGTCATGTTAAACCCATTTGAAATAGTGTTATATACCCTCTTTAAAACGTCAGGGCTTGCGTTTACCACAACTACTCTCGGTTGAAACATTTTTAGTTCGTGTACTATGTTCATGGTTATTCCTTTATCAGATCATC